CTCAACAAGAAGAAGAAGAAGAAGAAGAAGAAGAAGATAAAGAAATAGATGATGAAGAAGGTTTAAGTGATGCTACAATAGAATCTATTAAAAAAGCAGAACAAGATTATGAAAAATATAAATTAGAGGAAGAAGAAGAAGATGAAGACTATGAAAAACCCCCTATAAATATTGGAGAAACAATAGATCAAAAAGATTTAGGTATTGAAGATTTAACTGATGAATCTATTGAATTACCAGAAACAAAATCTGAAGATATTCCGAGTAGTGAAAAAAGTTTATTAGAAGTTTCAGAAGAGCCATTAGAAGAATCTGAAAGTCAAGAACAAGAACAAGAACAAGAACAAGATCAACCATATGATAGTTCTGCAAAAAGAAAAACAATAAAAATAGCTGATCAATAATAATTTAATTTCAAATAAATTAAAATTAAATTGAATTAATTATAATTTTTTATTATATATATTAAAATGTCTAACAGTAATAGTAATATTATAGAAATTTATAATTCGAGAAATAATATTTTAGAAATTTTACAAGAAAGAGGATTCAATATTGATAATTATGAAAAATTTAGTATCAATGAAATAGGTATTCTACTTGAAACAGATCAATTAGATATGCTAGTTGAAAATAATGATAAAAAAAAAGTTTATGTAAAATATTATATTAATAAAGTAATAAAATCACAAAATATTTATGAGATAGTTGAAGATTTATTTACTTTAGAAAATATTTTAACAAAACAAGATGATTTAATTATTATAATTAAAGATGAACCAAATGATACATTATTACAAGTTATTAAAGATATATGGCAAACAGATAAAAATTATGTTGCTTTAGTAAATATTAAAAGATTACAATTTAATATTATTAAACATGTAAGTGTTCCAAAGCACCGTGTTTTAAATCAAGAAGAATCAGACATTGTCAAGAAACGTTATAATATAAAAGATGATAATGAGTTTCCTGACATTTCATATTTTAGTCCTGTATCAATTGTATTAGGTATTAGACCAGGTGATATAGTTCATATTTTAAGAAATAGTAAAACTTCTATTTCAACGGATTTTTATCGCTTATGTAAATTATATTAAATATTATATTAAAATTTATTTATAATAAATTATTAAAATTTAATAATTTATTAATATAATTATATAATAATTATGACAACTATTAATTATTTTACTTATGAAAATTGTTACAGAGGAATTTTATCTGAAGCTAGTTTTAATGAATACAAAAATTCTACATTTGATATTTATGAGATAGAAAATGTAGCTAATTGTGAGAATTTAGCAGTGGATGCAAAAACACAATTTTTTTTTATATCTGATTTCTGCAACAATACTATGTTATCTAATTGTTATATACCAAAAATTTCTACTCAAGATTATATACAAAATACTTTAGAAGATACATTTAAACCATTTTCAGATATATTAGATAAAGTATTAGGAGATAAAAGTTTAAGTGAAAGGACTCCAAGAACAATTGAATCAAGTAATAATCTTTTTTTACTTGATAACCAAAAATGTTTACACTATCTACCAGATGGTAAATATTATGCTCCAACAAATAGTTTTGCATTATATAATTCTTCAACATTAGATCAAAATATAGTAAATGCTTTAAAAAATATAAATTCATATGATTATTATAAAGATAAATTAACAGAAATAAGTAATTACAATGATTTAATTAAAACACCTAATTTTAATCAATCTGATGATACTTATAGTGGAGGTGGAAATATAGCTACATCATTTAAAACATATATATGTAATCCTATTGCAGCTAATAAAGATAATTTTCAATATAATATTCAACAACTAGAAGAAAAATATAATAATTTATTTAATAAATTAAATGAAATTTCTAATGATTTATCTAATATCAGTTTATTGACTAAGAATGATAGTAAATTTATTTTAGAAATTGATAAACTAATTGCATCTAAAAAATTTGAATTAGATCAATTGTTAGGTTCTGGTGGGGGTAATAATGGTAGATTAGCTGATACTAATTATTTAAAAAATTTAAAATTTATTGAAATAATTATTGTAACTTTAGTATTATTAATTGCAATTTTTATTTACAATAAAAAGAAATAAAATATTAATTAATATTAAGTATTATGGCGAGTTTATTTTTTAATAATGATAGTAATAATAAAAATAATAAAATATTATTTATTTCTAAAAATTTAGATCATGATTTACAACAATCTAAAGAATTAGATCAAGTAAATAATGATTTATGTAAAAAATGTGATGTTGATTTAATTAATAATAACTCATATTATTCTATTAAAGATAATATTGATTATTTAGGTTGTGTAAATAATAATTGTAAAAATGTTAATTGTACATGTAATCAAGAAGCTTGTCAATGTAAATCTAAAAACAATAATAATGAAAATAATGAAAATAATAAAAAAAATAATTTGAAAAATACTTTAGGTAATTATTTTAAAGATAATCAAACATCTAAAACATCTGAATCATCTAAAAAAAACTACAAATTAAATATAAAAAACTTTTTTGATCTTATAATAACGATTTTATTTATTATTTTGGTTTTAATATTATGTGTATTTACTTATTATTATAGAAAAAGTGAAAACTTAATTTATATTTTGATATTATGTTTAATTTTTATTTTTTATAAAATTTTTATAAAATAAATAATTTATCTCTAATTTATTAATATTTTTATATATAAATATTAATAATGTCAAACGCTAGCTTTGATACAAAATATAAAAATTTATGTAATGATAAACCCACATATGTTTATTCCAAAAATTCAAATGATGGAAATTTTGTATCGGGGGGTACCCCCTTTGAAATAAAAAATTGTGAAGATACATGTAATAATCTAGAAAATTGCCATGCTTTTTTTAATAAAAATGATTATTGTATATTATATAAAAATGATTTAGATAGTTCAGGTGTAGACAATAATCCCAATATCAAATATATTACTTGTGACAATAAATTTTTACCAAGTAGCACAATTAAAGAATTAACTTCTGAAACAAATATGGATAAAGGAAACGATTTATATGTAAATACTAATTATTACAAAAAAAATAAAGATAAATTTAAGTATTTAAATACAGAATTAAAATACTCAAAAATTATTACTAATGATTTAAAAAAAATAAATGATGAAAAAAAAAATCTAGCAAATACATCTAATTCTAGAAATTTTTTATATCTTTTATATGATAATATTGTAAATAGATTTAACGATGTTGCAAAATATTATGATTTATCTAGAAATTATTTAAATTCACATTTAGTTAATAAAAATACAAATTATTCTGTTGATATAAGAGATAATGATTTAGATAATGAAAAAAATCTTAATTATATCAAATATATAGATAAATTAAATGATAAAATTAAAACAAATTTAAGTTTAGATCAACAAGAAGTTACAACCGAAAGATCATTTACAACAACATTTTTATATTATATTGTTTTAGCATTAATCATGACTATTGCAATTGTAACAATTATAGTTTATGTAATGGCTCCAGGAGTAATAAGTGATTTAACTCTAGCCTGTTTATTAATAGGATTAATTGGTTTGATGTATTTTTTACATTTTATTTTAAAAATTTAGAAAGAAATTAAAGAAATTAAAATTATTTTAATAATTTATAACAGCAATGTCTTATACATATGTAGATCCTTTAGGTGATACTCATGATATTAGTTATAATTATATTAATAAAATGTTGTCAAAATTACAAACTAAACGAGCAAAAATAAAAGATTATGAAAAAAAATATGAAGTTGATAAAATTCAATTAGTTATTTGGTCGGCAATATGTGTTGTATTTATTTTAGCATTTTTAATCTTTTTAAGAAATGTTAAAGATTTTTAATTATTATAATATTACTATATAATAATTAAAAAAATGTCTGAATTATCTATATTAAATTGTTTAGAATATCCAAATTGGGATAGAGACAAAAATATAATTCAAAATTTAGTATATACTACTAAATCTACACAAAGTGCTGTAAATGATTTTGATACAAGTGATGAACGGCGAAAAGAAATTATATCCACTATTTCAGAATTAGAAGAAAATAAAAAAGAAATAGAAGCAAAAAAAAATGAATTAATTACTATTACTGTAAATGAATTACATTCTAGAAATAGTCAACTTAAGTTAAATGAAGATATTTTTAGAAATTGGATTGATACACATGAATGGAAAGTACGTAATCCTAAAAAAATAATAAAACTAATAATTTATCATACAGTTGACAAAAATACAACTGTAGCAGAAAGTGCTACTGATGAATTTATTCAAGGTTTAGAAATATTCTATTCACCTGAATCTAATATGAATGATTATTTGTTAGGTTCAAACAGTACAAATTATTATAAAACTGAAATTAATCTAGAAAGTAATGAATATTTGACAGGAATTGAGATAATATCTAATACAGATAGTACAAGTGATGGTTCATGTAGACAAATTACATTATATACAAATTTTAATGGAAGTGCTCCAAAAATAAGAATTCCAACAAATCAATTAAAAATTACCAATAGCATTGTATATGAAGCAGACATGTCGTTGAATAATGTATTTTGGCATTTTTTTAATGCCAGGAGTAAAGGAATGAATTTGGCTAGCCCAAAAAATGAAGAAGATTTTAATGAAATTGGTAAAGTATTGCACGCAAAACGTATACGTTTTGCATGGACAGGTATTATGACAGAAATGTTATATAATGATTTAAATAATGTAGTATATGAAAATCTAACAAACCGACTAAAAGAAGCGAATAAAAAAACTACGAGAGAAAAGAGTAGGAGTAAAAACGGTTGGTTACATGCCGATCCAACTGATCAAATAGTAAGTGATCTAAATACAAAGTATAATATAAATGTTGATAACTTAACTGATTATGGATATACTCGAGGTAGTAACTGGCGATCATCTACAGGTGTTTCAATTCTTACAAATGATTTATTAGATAGTAATAATCCAAGAACTTCAAGATGGGGTTTTTATTATGAGCCCGGAGGCAAGAGCCCATGTGTTTTTTTATTTTATTATTATTATAAGTATAGTATTTATGCTAAACTATGGAAAATACATGGTACATACAAATTTCCTGCTATTTATGAAAAAACTATTTCATCAAATAAAAATACTGAATTTACTAATGGTGAACAACAGATTTTATCAATCAATAAATTAAATACATTAAATGTAAATAAAGAAAATATATATCAAATTGATACTTTTGGCAAAATTTCTAGTGAAACAGCATATAGCGCTATTGAAAATATTCGTCTAGAAAATCAACTAACTATAGTAGATGTTGAAAGAATATATGCTGATTATACAGAGCAACAAAATGAAATTGATAAAAGAATAAATGAATTACAAGAAGAGTTAGAATTAATAAATAATTTATATGATATAGGTGATAATGCTTTACAAGTATCAGAAGATTTACAATTTGAATATTTAACTCAATTTGGACGTGAAACATTTACAAATTTAAAAAATAACGATAAAAATATGAATTTAACTGAAAATATTTTTAAAAATATTTTAAAATCACTTAATAATATAATGCCAGGTAAATTGATAGAAGGAAATACTAATAATGATAGATTCCATCGTGGAATGAATCGTGTTTTTAATAATACTAATAATGCAGCTGGAGAAATGTTAACATATATGGATAATTTAAGAGATAGAGAGACAAAAAAACATATAGGTGAACTTTTAATAAAAAGAAACAATTTATTTACTAATACAGTAATGGATTATATGATACATAATGATAGAGGAACAGATATTAATAAGGTTTATAATAAAGTAAAACAAAAAAATATTAATACAAATAGGCAAGTAGGAATAAATATGTATTATTCAAAAATGTATAAAGAATATATAAATATTATAAAAGTTATAATAGTTGCATGTGCTTTAGTAATTCCTGTTTTAATTTTAAATAGCAACTATATTATTCCTAAAAATATAACAATCTTTTTAGTTACAGTTCTTATTGTATTTTTAGTTGGATTTATAATTTACAAAATTTATGATTTAAATTATCGTGATTATAAAAATTTTGATAAAATTAAAATACCATATGACAGAGAAGCTGAAAGAATGATCAAAGAAGGCAAATTAGATGAATTTGAAAATCCTTTGTTAGGAAATTTAACATGTATAGCTGACTCATGTTGTGATGTCTCTATGGTATATGACAGTGAACGAAATAAATGTGTAATGGAAGATAAAATAGTTGAAAATTTTTTAGGTGAAAATTTTAATAATAAAGAATCATTTGTTAATAGAAATAATTTTAAATGTGATATAGTTCAAGATTTATTATCTACATCATTAGCTAGTTCTACTCCAATTAATATGAATAACGAATTTTTGAAGAGTGATTTTGATACTGTTTTTTCAGGTTAATTAAATAAATTAAATAAAATTAAAATTAATATTAATATTAATATTAATATTAATAATATTAATATTATATAATATATTTAATATGGGCGGAGGTGGCTCTAAAGAAAAATGTCCTGAATGTTGTCCTGATCCTCCTGAATGTGATTGTAGTGAGGCAGGAGACGCTATTATAAGAAGACTCAATGAAGGTAGAAATTCAGCAATATTATATGCTAGTAGAGCAGCAGAAGAAGTACTTACAGGAGGTGGGATACCTGCAATTGAAAGTACTATGGGTGCTGCTTTTTCGTATTCTAAAGAAGCCGAAGAAGCACGAAAAAGATGGAAAAATATGCAACCAACATTTCAAGAATCTTTTAAAAATAAAGAAGGTATGGAAAATATGAATGTTATGGAATATATAAAAGATGGTATTGCAACAAGACATGCTGCATTACGTGAAACTTCTACATTTAGTAAAGATTGTGAAAAGCATGGTTATACAATTATTAGTAAGTTTTTAAATCAAGAAAAAAAAGATTTAGATTTATTAGTAACGTATTATAAAACTTTTTTAACTGATTATCAATCTTTATATCAATATAAATCATCTGTTTCTAGTATAATACAAAACAAAAATCGTGAATTAAATAAAATTCAAAATGATATAAATGATTACAAAAAAAATTTATTTGTTGATGACAGAAAAAATGATTATAAACAAGAAAATTATAAATTTTATCAAACAATTTGGTTTTATTTATTAATCGTTTATTATTCTCTTTTTGTTATTTATTTAATTTTTTCAAAATTTATTCAAGATAAATTATATTTAGATAAAAAACTTCTTTTTTTCTTAGCAATATATTTGATTTTACCAATTATATTAAAATATATCCTTAATTTTATTGTAGAACTATTTATTTACTATTTAGAATCTAATAATATTAAACAAGAAGTTCAAAGCTATGCTGATATAATAAAAAATAATGATGAATCTATATAAGTAATTAATGATATTTATTTTGTAAATTTTAAAATATTTATTTAATATAATGACTAATTTAACTAGAAAAATTAAAAACCCAAGTATTATATTAGCCTCTAAATGTAGAGAAAATAAAATATTATCGCGAACTATTAAACAAACTATTAAAAAAAAATTTAAATCACAAGATAATTTAAAAGTTTCTGTTATAGTAACAGCTAAAATGGGATATAGAAATAAACCTCGCTCAATATTATTCAATGATGCTGTTAAATTTTGTGAAAAAAATAAATTTAGTAAGCATTTTAATAATCTTGCGTTTGAATATATAGATTGTTCAAGTCGAGAAAATTTAAAAAAATTTAAAGCAAGCATAAAAAAAAATAAAATTATTTTAGTACTAGGTGGTGATACTTTTTATCTACAATATCATTTACATAAAAGTAAAATGGATAAATTAATAAAAAAACGAGTGTACAAAGATAATGTATTATATGTTGGATGTTGTGCGGGGTCTATTGTTGCTGGAAAAACAATGTATCCGGCACATTATACACGCCAAAATGAAAAATCTAAGAAATACTATAAAAGGAATTTTTATAAAAAAAAATATTTTAGTATAGATGATAATAATAATAGTTTAAAATTGGTTAGCAAAAATATTTATCCTCATTGTACAAAAAATAAAAAAACTTTTCGTGTAAAAAATAAAACATTTCACTGTTTAAAAGAATATACACCATTTACTAAATAAAAATAGACATTGTTTAAAATCTTAAAATCTAAAATTTTTTATATTTTAATATTTTAATGACTTCTAGTAAAATTAAAAAAAAAGCCAGAGGATTTACTAAAACTTCTAGTAAACGTACTAGTTCTAGAGTACAAAAAAAAGAACTAGAAGATGCGTTTAATAAAATAGTAGTTGATTTAACATCTCCCCGAAAAAAAGAGATAGCAAAAACATTAAGTAAATTACAGGCTAAAGTACGAGGAAATCAAACAAGAAGAAATTTTTCTAAAACAAAAGCAAAATTATTAAAAGATAAAGAAGAGAGATTTAAAAAATCAATTGGTACAAAATTTTATAAAACTTTACAAGAAATACCTACACCTATTTTAGAAAAAATTTTAGATAATATTTTTAAAAATTCAAATATTAGTCAAGATACGTATGATTTAAAAATTTTTTTAATTGCTAGCATAAAAACATCTAAAATAATTGAATCTTTAAATAAAATTTTAGATATGATACACCAAATTAACAAAAAAATATTTAGACTTTTAGACGAATACATAGTCTATTTAGATTATATTATAATGAATGCACATGTTCTTGAATCATTAGATAATGAAAATGAAATACAGGCACATCATGTAAATTATTTAGACACAGCACATAGTTATATTCCAAAAATGAGAAAAATATCAGAAATTTTAAATCCAATTTTAATTTATAGAGAGAAGATAATTAAAAACGTAATTAATATATTTAATTTAGTTAAAGATCCTAATCCTAAAGATGCCAACAATAAATTAATAGAAGAATTTATTGAAAATGCAAATCTAAATTGGTATCAAGAAATAAGTAAATGTCAAGAAGAGGAGTTTCCGTATATTCATAGCAGTGTTTTATACACTGAAATTAAAACTAAGTTACAAGATTTCAAAAAAGACTTACCAAATATGATAAAAAAAGCTGAAGTTAGTTTTGAAATGTTATTTAAAAATAAATTTGTTTTGACATTAAATAATGATAAAATAGTGAGCGAATTTGAGAGAAATAATAAAGAAATTTTAATAGAATACTATAAATACGAAGAATACTTAGTTTCTATTAGAGCCAAACCTAGAAAAACAGGTAGAGAAAGTGACCCACGACGAAGAAGTAGTCGCAAATAAAAATAAATCTAAAATAAAAAATTTTATCTATAAATTATAGATTAAATTTTTTTATTTTTTTATATATCTTGAAGATCTCTATATATATAATCATGTTGATCTTTTTCAACATCTTGAGTTAAACAATCCAATTTTTTTTTACTAGAAGTATTAACCAAATTATCAAATACACTAGAAGCTGTTTCTATATTTTTACTATTTAAATCAATATAAATCATTTTACCTCCATTTTCTTTAATATATTGTCTAGATTTTTCATGTGTAATATTAGATGATGTTAAAGTTGTTTCGATTGTATCATCATCATTAAGAATAATTCCATTAAAATATTTTATTAATAAATATAATGATGTTGGACTTACCGCATT